CGGGCCGACTCGGCGCGGCCCGAGACCATCAACTACATGCAAAAGCACGGCTATCCGAAGGTGCAGCCCGCCCAGAAAGGCGCTGGAAGCATCGAGGAAGGCATTGCTTTCCTGCAATCGCACGACATTGTGGTGCACCCGCGCTGCAAGCACTTGATTGACGAGCTGAATACTTACAGCTATAAACGGGACCCAAGGACGGACGAAATCCTGCCGGTGATTGAGGACAAAAACAATCACTTGATCGACGCCCTGCGCTATGCTTGCGAGGGTTTGCGGAAGGCTGGCCCAGTTCGGCGTAAAATCGTGGAACCTGTACGGCGCAATCACGCGCCAAGCGCATCATCTTGGATGGGATCTTAATGCCACAAGACTACTCTGGCGTCAACGCCGTCGAATCCCTGTCGGTCAGTGGCGCAAAAGGCTCCAAGACCAAGGACGAAATCCTGTCGTTGGCGCGTGACCGCATGAATATCGCCATTTCGGCGTATTCCGAGTCCCGCGAGGACGAGCTGGACGACCTGCGCTTTTACGCGGGCAGCCCAGACAACCACTGGCAGTGGCCCGCCGACGTGCTGGCCACCCGTGGCGCTGTCCAAGGGCAGACGATCAACGCCCGCCCCTGCCTGACCATCAACAAGCTGCCGCAGCACGTCCGTCAGGTCACCAACGACCAGCGGCAGAACCGGCCCGCTGGCAAGGTCATCCCCGTGGACGACGGCGCTGACGTTGAAGTGGCCGAAATATTCAACGGCATGGTGCGTCACATCGAGTACATCTCGGACGCCGATGTGGCCTACGACACCGCATGCGAGAACCAAGTGGCCTACGGCGAGGGCTACATCCGCATCCTGACCGAGTACTGCGACGACGACAGCTTTGACCAAGACGTCAAGATTGGTCGCATTCGGAACAGTTTCTCCGTCTACATGGACCCGCTGATCCAAGATCCGTGTGGCGCGGACGCCAAGTGGTGCTTCATCACTGAGGACATCACCAAGGACGAGTATCACCGCTTGTACCCCAACGCCAGCCCCGCCAACACCCTGCAGTCGCTGGGCGTGGGCGATCAATCGCTGGCGCAGTGGATGAACGAGAAAACCATCCGCATTGCTGAGTACTTTTACGTTGACCATGACCGCGCCACGCTGAACCTGTACCCTGGCAACGCCACCGCGTTTGAGGGCACGAAAGAAGACAAGTACCTGCGCAGCATGTTCGGCAAGCCCGTCAAATCCCGTCAGGCAGACCGTCGCCGCGTCAAGTGGTGCAAGATCAACGGCTACGAGATCCTCGAAGAGCAGGATTGGGCCGGTAAGCACATCCCCGTCGTGCGGGTGGTGGGCAACGAGTATGAGGTTGATGGCCGCATCCACGTTTCCGGCTTGGTGCGTAACGCCAAAGACGCCCAGCGGATGTACAACTATTGGGTCAGCCAAGAAGCCGAGATGCTGGCACTGGCACCCAAGGCTCCGTTTATCGGCTACGGCGGCCAGTTTGAGGGCTACGAGCAGAACTGGAAGACCGCCAACACCCAGAACTGGCCCTATTTGGAGGTCAACCCAGACGTTACCGACGGCGCTGGCAATATGCTGCCGCTGCCCCAACGTGCCCAGCCCCCGATGGCATCCAGCGGTCTGTTGCAGGCCAAAGCTGGCGCGTCCGATGACATCAAATCCACCACCGGCCAGTATGACGCCTCGCTTGGCCAGAAGTCCAACGAGACCTCGGGCCGCGCAATCATTGCCCGCCAACGCGAAGGCGACGTAGGAACCTATCATTATGTGGATAATCTGGCCCGCGCTGTTCGTCATGTTTGCCGTCAACTGGTGGATCTGATCCCCAAAATCTACGACACAGAGCGCATCGCCCGAATCATTGGCGAGGACGGCGAGCCGGACATGGTGAAGATCAACCCGAGCCAGCAGGAGCCGGTCAAGAAGATCGTAGACCAGCAAGGCAACGTGGTTGAGAAGATTTACAACCCGTCGGTGGGCAAGTACGATGTATGCGTGACAACGGGGCCAGGCTACGCGACCAAGCGCCAAGAGGCTGCCGACATGATGGTGCAGGTATCGCAGGCCAACCCGCAACTCTGGGCCATTGCAGGCGACCTGATCGTGCGCAACTTCGACTGGCCTGGCGCAGACGAACTGGCCAAGCGCCTCAAAAAGACCATTGACCCCAAACTTCTGGGCGACTCCGAGGATGATCCCGCACTGGCCGCCGCGCAGCAGCAGATGCAGGCGATGGGCCAGGAAATGGAGCAAATGCACCAGATGATCCAGAACTTCGGCAAGTCTATTGAGGCGCAAGAGCAGCAGCGCAAAGACTACGAGGCTGAAATCAAGGCGTATCAAGCTGAAACACAGCGGATTGCTGCGGTACAAGCTGGAATGTCGCCTGAGCAGATCCAAGACATCGTTCTGGGCACCGTGCACGGGATGCTCACATCAGGCGATCTGGTGGGCGAGATGCCGGGCCGCGAATCCCCACAGGAGGACATGAATGAAGCCCAATGATTTTGTCGGCATGCTGTTCTTGGCGCGGGATGTGGCCCACTCCGTGCACCTGAACACCCGCAGCTTCGCCAAGCACTCGGCGCTGAACACGTTTTACGACGAGATTGTGGGGCTGGCCGACAGCTTCGCTGAAGCCTACCAAGGCCGCCACGGGCTGATTGGCCCGATCACCCTGATGAGCGCCAAAAAGACCACCAACATCATCGAATTCTTGGCCGATCAGCTTAAAGAGATCGAGGATGTGCGGTACGATGTGGTTGACCGCAAGGACACCGCACTGCACAATCTGATTGACGAAATCGTGGCCTTGTACCTCTCGACCCTGTACAAATTGCGGTTCTTGGCATGATTGAACTCCAAGGCCAAAAGGCTGAACTCCGGTTTACACTGGAGATCACGCGCAAGGAAACCGGCAAAGTCGAGCAGTACGAACTGATCGGCCACTTGGACGCAGACAAATTGAAGGAACTCCAAAATGGCAGTAACACACTCGACAACGGCCCGCGACACGGCGACTGATGCGGTCACCGCGCTCATCGGAGCCAGCGGCAACCTCAAATTTCGCCTCACCGGCACGGTTTCGGCCCCAGGCACCGCAGTGGCCACGCTACCTCTGTCAGCAACAGCCTTCGGAGCATCCTCCTCCGGTACAGCCACGGCCAACGCCATCACCAGCGACACCAACGCCACCGGCAACGCATCGCCCGTTGCCACCGCCACCTTGGAGACATCGGGAGGGACTGTGGTGATCCACTGCGCTGTGACCGCCTCCAGCGGCGACATCAACCTGTCCAACGGCCTGACCGTGGCCAGCGGCGACACGGTTTCCTGCTCCAGCCTGACCTACACGGCTCTGCCCGCCTAATATGTCCATCCTTCACGCCTACTCGCAGACGGTAGCGGACGGGACTGCCACATCTGTTGTCCGCCCCTCGGACTGGAACTCAGCCCACAACATGGTGCTGAACATTGCCAGCAACACCGCTGGCACCTCGCAGATCAGCGGCTCGGACATCATCTGGGCTGGCGGCAACAACATCACCCTGAGCGCCACGTCCAACGGCGTGACCATCATCGGCCCGAATACCGTGGCGCAGACGGTGCAGACCCAGGCGAGTGGCAATATCGTGGGCGCAGGCTTTACCAGCACCACGACGGGCGGTACTGCGGTGGTGGCAACCCACAACAGCGCGGGCCTCAGTATGGGGGTGCCCGCTTTCATTACGACTTATGCATCGCAAACCGTCCAAACACAGGCTAGCGGCAATATTGCTGGTGCTGGCTTTACTTCTACTACTACTGCTGGCACCGCTGTTGTAGCCACCCACAACTCGGCCGGTCTGAGCATGGGTGTTCCCGCGTTCATCACCACCTACGCCAACGACCTGACCTCTGGCCGCGCAGGAACAGGTACAACTCTGGGCTTCACTGGCGGCATCACCGGCAGCATGACCCTGAACACCAATGGGTTGAACCTCGCGCTGTCCGAGCTTGCGGGTACCGATACTTGGTACGCCACGGGCGCAAACACCATTGCGGGCACAGCCACTAGCGGCACGTTCAGCAATGACGGATATGTTGTCTCTGGCGCAGGCGGCGTGTCCATTGGCGTAAGCAGCAATACGCTGGTCATCTCCGGTGGTGGCGGCACTATCAACCAAACGGGGCCGAACATCGCTGTAGCGGGGAGCACTGTTACCTCTGGTGACGTGGTGTTCAGCAACTCCAACGGCGTCACTTTTGGCATGAACGGCTCGACCATCACGGCGTCCGTTGCTGGTGGTGGAGGCGGTGGGGCAGCGACGATTCCTTATTGGGAACCGTACCAGTTGGGAAACAACACCAGCATCT